TATATTTACAGCGATAGCAAATGCCATCATAAAAATCATCATCTTTAAAAGCTTTTGAACATTTAGTGCAAATTTTCGTCATAATTATCTACACATTAAATATTTTCTCCTATAACTTGCAAATATAAACGTTCCATCGCGTAGAAAGATGTGTATTGAGGTTGTAACGCTTTCACCAAGCAAAAAAGGAGAAAACATGAGTGATGAAATCGAGAACAGCGTAGATGTCGAGGTCGCACCCGTCGAAATCGAAACAAATGTTGAGGCAACGCCTACAGCAGATACTCAAGCCGCGGATCGGCAGGAGAGAAACTGGAAAGCAATGCGGCAGAGACAAGATGAATTAGAAAGGGACATGCGCAGGAAAGATGAGATGATAGAAAAGCTTGTTAGCTTGCAATCATCACCAAAATCATCTGTTCTTGAAGATCCAGAAGAACCTGAAGAAGAATTTGCAACCTATGGTAAAGCGAAGAAAGCGGCTTCTAAAGTGGTAGCTCCATTGGAAAAGCGCATTCAAGAGCTAGAAGGTCGGTTGGAAGCTCAAAAGCAGGTGGACCTTATGCAAGACCTAAGACGAAAATATCCAGACTTCGAGGATATCGTTAATGCTGATACACTTTCTCTGTTAGAAGAAAAGGAGCCAGAGCTTGCTACCTCAATAGCAAAAACAAAGGACCCCTATACAATAGGGATCCAAACATATAAATATATAAAAGCTTTAAACCTTGCAGATGATGCACCTAAAGCAAGACATGCTCGTGAAGTCGAAAAGAAGATAGAGAAAAACGCAAAAACCGTTCAGTCTCCAACTGCTTACGACAAGCGACCTATGGCTCAAGCTTTTAGGATGACAGAGCAAGAAAAGAATGCTTTATATGAAGAAATGCATAATTTCGCTAGGTTAGCAGGCTCCGCTCCAGAAATGACCTAAGGGTCTTTTTAACTTGGAGTTTTAAATGACTGTTTCTATTGCTAGCATGCCGCCGCAAATACAGCAGCGGTATAATGCGAAACTGTTGTCTACACCAGAAAGAAACTTGATCCACAACTTGTTTGCGGTTCCTGTTGAACTTCCTGATAACAACGGTTTTATCGATCGCCAATCTAGATATGATCGTCTAGATCTATTCCCAGTACCAATGGATGATGCAATGACCAACCCACCGAGCCAACAGCTCAACCGTGTGGATGTTGATTGTAGGGTCCGCGTGTACTCAACTTACATCGTTTTAACGAGACAAGTAACAATCACTAACGAAGACCCAGTCTTGAACTCAGCTGCTGCTCGTCTTGGACAAGCACTACGCGAAACTCAAGATATCTTACAAAGAGACTCTCTTGAAGCAACAGCTTCAGTTGTTAACTGCGTAAGCGGTGGTAACGGAGACGTTCCTACAGAGATGGATCTACGTGACGTTGATGATATCGTATCAGTACTACAAGGCAACGATGCTGAGTATATTACTAATATGGTCCCTGGAGAGAACAAGTTTGGTACATCGCCTATCGGTGATGCATACGGTTGTCTATTGACTACTCGAATGATCCCAGTCCTTAATGACGTAGATGGATTCGTTCGTAAGTTCCAATATCCAAACGTAAGCCAGACTCTATCCTCAGAATGGGGTGGTGTTAACAACGTTAGATTCTTTGTGTCTTCACAAGGTTCCGTAACAGCTAACGCATCTCTACTTGGTGCTGATGTTGCTAACTGCTTCGTAACTGCTAAAGAAGGTTACAAAGTTGTATGGCAAGCAGGTGGTAAAGCTAAATTTATCTATCTGCCTCCTGGTTATAACAACGACCCATGCATAAAAACAGAAAATGTGCATGTAAAATCTCGAGTGATTGACTTGGAAACCTACGAATATGCTCTTGCAGCATAGTTACGGTGACAAGGCGCAAGGTAAAAAATATGATGAATAGTAATAACCTACAGTATATAATGATTCCAACACAAAGGAGTAATTTATGGATACAAGGATATGTACTATTTGCAAGTTTGAGAAATCTTACAGTGAATTTTCAAAAAGCAAGAAAGGTAAAAATGGTCATGCTGAACAATGTAAAGCATGTCGTCTTATCAAAGATCGGGAATATTATAAAAAATCTCCCGAGATCGTTCTTGCTAAACATGAAAGATGGGCAAAGAAGAATCCAGAAAAGATTTTGGCAAATCAAAGAGCTTACTATGAAAGGAATCGTGAAAAGATTCTTGCGAAGCTTAAAGAAACCAGAAAAGTTAATGGATACAACACAACAAAAAAATATAAGCAGAACAATAAAGACAAAATTGCATGTCACAACTATGTGGCGCTTGCAATTAAGTTCGGCCATATCATACGCCCAGAATCATGTGACAATTGTAAAGTTAAATGTAAGCCAGATGCTCACCACCATGATTATACAAAGCCCCTGGAAGTTACTTGGGTATGTAGAAAATGTCATGGAAAAGAGCATCGACTCGATTTACCAGCGTGAGAGACTAAGTCTTGAGACTCCGAAAGGAGATGCGATAGTCCAAACTACAGAGGAAACCTGTAGAGAGATACCTGAAGCGGTAACTCCGCCTAGAAATAGGTCAGTAAGCAAGCTGTTGCTGAAAGTAATAGAATGGTTAAGACATACAGCAGGTTGTTCGTTCTATCAAGGCCAGTGTATCACAAACGACTTGTGGGTTCAGAACCTACGATCAACCGGAATATAAGGAGGATTTATTATGTTACCATATCAAATGATAGCAGGCGGTAAGTTCACCTTATCTACTGCAAATATTGCATCCGGATTGGATCTTTATGTAAACTCACAGAACCCACCAGACTATATTCTTTTGAAGAGTATTTCCGGTTATGGCGAGAGCGGAGATGCTCAAGCTATTGAGTGGTTCTGGGAAAAGTCTATGGCACAAGGTACTGCAAAGGGTATTCTTCAGTCTTCTGAAGCATCTACTCCGCAACTACCTGCTATGACAGCTTATAGTATTGCTGCTTTAGGTATCTCTACTTACGACACTGCAAATCCTCCTGTATTCGCAGCATTGGCAAATACAACTGTAACTGGTAACGCCGGAACATTCGTTGTTTCAATGGCGAGCACTGGATCTATTTCAGTGGGTGACTGGGTACGCTTGTATAACCAAGCAGGAGAGCAGCAGATTTCAGGATATAGCTTCCAAGTCACAGCAGTGACAGCAAACGTTTCTATCACTCTTGGCTATATGGCCTCAGGTGGACTAACATTTGCAGCAGCTGGAACATCAGGTTTTGTACAAAAGTATATTCCTGGTTTGTTCTATCCACATTGGAACTATATTGCTAACATCAGCCAAGCTGTCGAAGCTGTTGTTCATTTTACTGGAAAGAACGATTACACGCCTGGTCAAATCGTTTCTTTGCGTGTTCCTTCCGACTTTGGAATGGATGAAATTAACAACAAGCAAGCTCGCGTTTTAAGCGTGACTAATAGTGCTACCGTATCTTCGATCACTCTTGATCTTGATACATCAGGATTTACAGCATTCGCATTCCCTTTGAGTGCAACAGCTGCTAATCCTGGGGTTTCTCCTGCGGTTTGTTTACCTTCTTCTTCTGGTGTAGTACCTGAAGCAGGAAGTGCAAGTATTCCTCAAGAGCCGCCAGGTATGAATTTACGTGATTCAGCAGATAACAGGAATAAGCGCGTGATCCATCTTGGATCTGGTTTGTTCAACGTGTCTGCACATACATCAGATGCAGAAGATGTATGGATGTGGCAAGCGTTCAAATATGACGACTATAAGTCGTACTAAAAGTAGATAAATAGGGGGCAACAGCGCCCCCTTATGTTAAAAAGGAGAGAAAAATGAGAATTACAGAATATAAAAAGACGCAAGCAGTGCCAATGGATAAAGAAAAGGCAAGCGAGCTTGTAAAGAAAATGCGTAAAGAACACGAAAAGATGGTAAAGGGTAAGTTTGAATTTCTAGATGCTAACGGCGGATGGATCGATTTCACATATAGATTCTTCCCAGGCGATCCAATTCAAACAATCCACCTCGTTCACGGTGAAATTGTAGACATCCCCATGGGGCTTGTAAAGCATCTAAATAACACAGTAAAAAAAGTTAGAAAGCTCGATATGGTTAACTTAGATACAACTAAGCGTGGAGTTCCTGCGTCTTATAATATCGAATCCAGATTGAGATTTACTCCAATGGACTTCTATTAATGACAAGCTACGCAATATATCCTAAATTCATGTATGTATCGGGTATAACCAACGCACAGAATGCAGTCGTGACATTCACGGCTGATTCTGATTTTACAGATGGTGAATATGT